CTGCCCGCGCCACTTCTGGCAGACCTCGGCGGGCACGGCGCGCCTGTTCCCCGCCGTCGACCTGTGGGTGCTCGACCTCGGCCCCTTCAACGACGTCGTGTCGGTGGCATCAGTCACCGAGAACGGTGCATCCGTCACCGGCTACCGGCTCGAACCCCGTAATGTCGCCGGGCCCGAGACACGGCCCTTCACCCGCATCCGTCGCACCGTCGGCGAGTGGCGCATGTCGTCCCCCGATCAGCTCTGGGAAGTGACCGTGACCGGCGTGTTCGGCTGGCCGGCGGTTCCCGCAGCGGTGAAGCAGGCGTGCCGGCTGCAGGTCGCACGGGTGTTCAAGCGGGCCGACTCGCCGCTCGGTGTCGCCGGCTTCGGCGAGTTCGGCGTGGTGCGCGTCACCCAGCTCGACCCCGACGTCAAGGCGCTGCTCGAGCCGTACCGGCGTCATGCAGGATTCGCATGAGCACCAACACGGCGCTGCGTGCCGAGATCGAACGGGCACTCGTCGCCTCGTTGCACCCGTCGGTCAACGTGTACCGCTACCCGCCTGACAGCATCCAGAGCCCGGCGGTGATCCTCGGTGGCATCGACTGGCAGCACAACCAGATGGTCGCCGGCCGGATCGTGACCGTGCCGCTGTACCTGGCGGTGACCAGGCGCAACACGAACTACCTCGCCGACCTCGACGACCTGACCGATCCCGACGGCGGCGTCGTCGCAGCGTTCGACACGCCACCCCAGGACACCGACTTCGACTCGTGGAACGTCACCCAGGTCGGGTCCTACCGTGACATCAACATCGGCGACGTCGACTACTACGCCGCAACGGTGACCGTCGAGGTGTTCTGCTGATGGGCACGTCGCGCAACGCCACCGAGCTGGCCGGCAAGTTCTCGGCCTACGCACTGGCGTTCGGCAATGCGAACCGCTCGGCGGTCCAGGCCGCCACCCAGGTCTACAAGGATCGACTCCTCGACAACGCCCGGCGTGACACCGGCGGCGACCTGCGCCTGTCCCGGTGGCGTCGTCGCTACGGTGCGTCGGGCACCGGCGTGTCACCGAAGCTCGGTGCGGGCTACGAGGTGTTCGGCACCCTGAACGCCAAGTCGGTCCTGCGCCCACGCCCCTACGGCATCTGGGCGCTGCTCGAGGGCGGCGCTGCGCCGCACGTCATCAAGCCGTTCCGCTACGTCCGTGGTCGTCGCAAGGGCGAGGGCAACTCGGCGCTGAAGTTCCCCAACGGTGACTTCGCTGCGTCGGTGTCGCACCCCGGCACCAACGCGCTGAACACGTTCAGCGACGCAACGAGGACCGCTGAACCGGGAGCGAAGCGGGTCTTCGCCGAAGCGCACCGACGTGGCCTGCTCGAGGTGTTCAAGTGAGGATCCTGATGGTCGAGCCCGGCCCAGCGTTCTCGGTGGCCGACGTGCACCAGGGCTGGCGGACGGCGTTCGAGAACCTCGACCACCAGGTCATCAACTACGACCTCGGCGACCGGTTGTCGTTCTACTCGATGGCCGAGATCAAGGGCGACGATGGCGAGTACCTGAGGGCGTTCGACGACCAGACGGCCCAACGCCTCGCCATGCAGGCCGTCGAAGCCGCAGCTCTGCGGTTCTGGCCGCAGGTCGTGTTCGTCACCTCCGGCTTCTACATGCCGCCCGGCACGCTCGACATGCTGCGATCCCGTGGCATGACCGTCGTCGTGATGCACACCGAGTCGCCCTACGAGGACGACCGGCAGCTGCAGCTCGCCGCGCACGCCGACATCAACGTCGTCAACGACCCGACCAACCTGGACACGTTCCAGATGGTCGCACCGAAGTCGATCTACCTGCCCCACAGCTACGACCCGAAGCTGCACCACCCCGGCGCAGCGGATCCCGACCTCAGTTCCGACGTGTGCTTCGTCGGCACCGGCTACCCGTCACGCATCGAGTTCCTCGAGCAGGTCGACTGGACCGGCCTGGACGTCAAGCTGGCCGGCAACTGGCAGAGCCTCGACGACGACTCGCCGCTGCGGCCGTTCCTCATCCATGACATCGAAGAGTGCTGGCCGAACGACCAGACCGTCGACCTGTACCGCTCGGCCAAGTGCTCGTTCAACCTGTACCGACGCGAGGCCAACATGCCGTCGCTGGCCGAGGGCTACGCGATGGGGCCCCGAGAGGTCGAGCTGTCGGCGATCGGCTGCTTCTGGTTGCGCGACCCACGCCCCGAGTCCGACGAGACGTTCCCGATGCTCCCTGCGTTCTCGTCGCCCCACGAGCTCGGCGAGAAGCTGCGCTGGTGGTGCGCTCACGACATGGAGCGCCAGCAGGCCGCACAGATGGCTCGCGAGGCCGTTGCCGGCTGGACGTTCGAGCGTCGCGCCGAACAGCTCCTGGCCCTGATCTGACCCACCCCGAGGGCCGTCACTCGGGTGCCACGTTCTCCGGCCGCGGGCCGGTGAAACACACACCCCAACCCTGGAGGTTCCACAATGGCCCGTAAGCATGGCCGCACCGGTCGGCTCTACGCCGACTTCAGTTCCGCCGGCGGCGCAGCCGCCGTCCCGATCGCGTCGCTGACGCAGTGGTCGATCGACTTCTCGACCGACAAGGTCGACGCCACCGCGTTCGGCGACACCAACAAGCAGTACCTCGCCGGTCTGCCCGACTCGAGCGGGACGTTCTCGGGCTTCTACGACGACGCCGAGCGCTCGGCGTACGCCGCAGCGATCGACAACACGGCGAACAACGCCCGGCGCTTCTACCTGTACCCCGACACGAACAGCACCGGCAAGTACTGGTTCGGTCTCGGCCTGTTCGACGCGTCGTTCTCGGCGTCGGTCGACGGTGCCATCGAGCTGTCCGGCAACTGGGCGGCCTCGTCGAACATCATCGGCGTCGGGATCACCTGATGCCGTTTGCCGTCAACACACCCGGCGGGCAGGTCCAGCTCATGGACCTGCCCCTCGAGGTCCTCGAGCAGCTCGAGGAGGACACCGGCCGGCGGTGGTCGCAACTGCTCACCGCTCCCGGCTGGAACGCCAAGAGCATCCGGCACATCTACGCCGCCGCCTGCGCGCAGGTCGGTGTCGAACCGAAGCCGCTGACCCCGCGCGACCTCGTTGGCGACAACGACGCCGTGATCGTCGAGGTCGACGACTCGCTGCCGACGTCCTACACCGACGGCCTGCCCGACCCAAAAGCGGAGGGCGAGACGCCGACGTCTGGGTGATCTGGGCTGCGAAGAAGTACGGGTGGACACCCGATCAGGTCAGACGGCAGTCCATCAGGGACCTGCGGTTGTTGAGCGAGTCAGAGGGGTGACGCTGTGGCATTGACCGAGCGGCTGCAGATCATCGTCACCGCCGATGGCAAGGGTGCCGCACGCGAGTTCCAGCAGATCGGCGCCACCGCCGAGCGTGAGCTCGGACGCACCGAGGACCGCATCAAGAAGCTGTCGTCGGGGCTCGTCTCGTCGGGCTCGCAGATGGCACTCGCCGGTGGCATCGCCACCGCCGGCGTGTTCAAGTTGGCCCAGGCCGCAGGCAACTACGAAGAAGCGGCGTCGGCGGCAAGCGTCGTGTTCGGCGAGGCGTCGGAGAGTGTCGAGCAGTTTGGCCGTGACGCCATCAAGTCCGCCGGCCTGTCCAGGCGCGCAGCGGTCGATGCTGCGGTGACGTTCGGTACGTTCGGCAAGGCTGCCGGGTTGACCGGCGAGAACCTGGCGACGTTCTCGACGGACCTGACCCAGCTCGCCGGCGACCTGGCGTCGTTCCGCAACACGTCGACCGACGAGGCCATCACGGCCATCGGCGCTGCGCTGCGCGGCGAGTCCGAGCCGATCCGCCGCTACGGCGTCCTGTTGGACGACGCGACGCTGAAGCAGGAAGCGCTCGAGCTCGGCATCTACGACGGGGTCGGGGCGTTGACCCAGCAGCAGAAGGTGCTGGCGGCACAGGCGGCGATCTTCGAGCAGACAACCGACGCCCAAGGTGATTACAACCGGACGTCGGAGTCGTTGTCGAACCAGACGAAGACGTTCTCGGCACAGCTTGAGAACCTCCAAGTCGCGCTCGGTGAGGGTGCGGTGCCGGTCTTCTCCGAGCTGCTCGACCTCACCAACGGTGCGGTCGAGGGGTTCCAGAACCTGTCGCCTGGGACACAGGACCTCGTCGGCAAGTTCGGAGCGTTGGCAGCGGTCGGCACGACCGTCATCGGCGGGTTCGCCGTGCTCGCCGGTGGAGTGCTGCGCCTGGTCGAGACGTTCGGTGATCTGCGCGGCCGGTTGCGTGACAACGAAGGCGCGCTGACCCGCACCGGTCGAGCGGCTGCGATCGCCGGCGGATTGATAGGCGCAGCGGGTGCGGCGTTCGCTGTGTACCAGCTCGGCAGGGCGCTCAACGAGTCCACACAGGATGCACTCGGGCTCGAAACGGCGCTGAACAACCTGCGCAACGCCAAGAGCCCCGAGGAAGTTGCGCAGGCGCTGCAGGACGCTGCTGCGTCGTCCGAAGGCTACATCGACAGGCTGCTTGACTTCGGTACGTCGTTGGG